AAAATCATCTGCGCCACTCGTCATGCCCCGCTTCAGGCGGGGCATCCACGACTTTTCCCCCTCACCCGCGCCCGCACGTCTCGCTTGTAAGGGGACACTTGTTACTGGAGGGGCCGGGATTGGGCGGGATATGACGGGACTTCGCGGGATGCCCAATAAAAACGGGCTTTTTTCGCGCTGGCGGCATCAACGGACAAAAACATTATGATTTCGGAGTGCGGGCCGTTTTGGGCGCTATCGCCATTTGAAATCGGAGTGGTCGCCTTCGCTCTCAAATACCCGCGAGAGGCATCTTAGGTGAGCGTCAGAGCCTCTTAAGATCAATCGCCACGACGACCCGGCCTAACAGGGCAAAATCGACGCCGCCGTCATCCAGACTGATATGAAACGGCTCATAGGCCGGGTTGTCAGAGCTGACCTTGATCTTTCCGCCCGGCACACGCTGCAGGCGCTTCACCAATATATCGCCCTCCAGCCTGACGACAAAAATGCCGTCGCCGGGTGCCCGCGCGGCTTTGCCCGTATTCACCATCAGCATAGCGCCGACCGGGACCGTCGGCACCATGCTGTCACCTGTTGATGGTAACATCTTGAGATCATTAGGATTTACACCATAGGTCTGGCGCAGCCACGAGGCGTTGAACCAGAGATGGTCGACTGGGCTTTCATCCAGCGCCATAAGACCAGGCCCCGCCGATGCCGCCACATCGAAGACCGGGATTGCGACCATTGAGGCTGACTGCGGCTGTTTGGGATGGGCGCTATCCCCAAGGCCCGCAAGCCAGTCCAGGCTAACCCCCGCCCGTTCTGCGATGGCCATTGCAGCGGAAAAAGGCATTTTCGCCTTGCCGTCGCGCCATTTCCCAACCTGCTCGTCTGTCGCGCCAGCGATCTCACCTGTCGCCTTCAGTCCGCCAAGTGAATCTATAGCCGACGAAAATCGTCTTCCCAGTTCCGGAGTCCAACCGGGAACGGCGCTTCCTTGTTCGTTTTTTCGTTCCAGCCTAGACATAACCTACTGTTTTCATTGTAATATTTAACAAAACCGATAAAAAACGACACTTACCCAACTAGGAACCGATATTTGTCTTGAGATAACCGATTTTTATCGTTAGCCTTGTCCCGTTCGTGACGGTTAACACCCGAGAAAAACCGGCCTTGCAGGGCCGGTCGCTTGAAGGAGCGGCGAGTGCCGATATCTGGAAAATACCATCCTGAAGACATCAAGGCCGAGGTCCGCAAGAAATTTGGATCAATGGCCGAGCTTGGTCGTCAGAACGGCGTTTCGACTTCGGTCATCCGCGCCGCGCTCATCCGGCCCCAGCCAACCGGCAACCGCCTGATCGCGGAATGTCTTGGCAAGACGCTGCATGAGATTTGGCCCGGCTGGTACGACGCCGATGGCAACCGCATCCCCTTTCAAACTGGTCGCAAGCCTATCCGGGTCCGTCGCGAGGGTCACTGTCTAAAACGGAGGGCAGCATGAACAGTCACTGGAACCGCCTTTGGCAGGGCGATCCCGCGCCTGTTTTTGACAGCAAGGCGGCGAAAAACCTCCTGCCCCTTATTGAGGCCGCCATCCGGACGGGAGCCTCGTTCCGGCAAGTTGCACACCAAGCAGGGCAGCCAGGAGCTGCTCCGGCGGGGCGTCAGCAGGAATACGGCCAATGATTTCAACCTTTCGTGTCATCGCTGCCCCGACCGCAAAAAGCAGCCGCTGCCGCAGATGGACCAGCAACGGCAAGGGGACCTCCGAGAGGTCGCGTTCGGGGTCGTCAGCAAGCCAACGACAAAGGCCGTCACATGCCGTTTCGAGCGTGAAGTCAATCGCCGGGTCTTGTGGCCCAAGCGATAGGCGGCGGTCTGCCCAGGCCGACAGGATGTCGGCTGCGGCGGCATATGAAATTTCACGGGTCTTCATGTTGTCCTCTCCCGGCTGTGTGACAGCACCGAGGTTAGAGGAAGGCTGACCGGTCGTCACGGCTTCAGGCCAAAAGCGACCGGTCAGCACCCCATAAATGCAGGATTCTCGATGGCAAAAATAATCAAGATCGACCCCGCCAAAATCGACGCCAGTGGCAGGCTACGTCTCATTGACCCGGCATGGGTGGAAGTGATTGCGGCCTCGTTCAAAGAGCGGGGGCAAGACAGCCCGATCCATGTGCGCCCATCGGTCAAAGGTGATTTTACCCACGAGCTGATCGCGGGCGGCCATCGACACGCTGCCGCTCAGCTTTGCGGTGTTGCGGTGGAGGCTATTGAGGTCGAGGCCAATGATCTCCAAGCGCGCCTTATGGAGATCGACGAGAATCTGATCAGGCACGAGCTGAACGCGCTCGACCGCGCCGCCTTTCTGGCCGAGCGCAAGGCCGTTTACGAAGCCCTCCATCCAGAGACGAAGGCCGGTGTCGCGGGCGGCAAGGCCCGCCAAGGGTCAGCAAGCGTAATGTTTACGTTTGCTGATGATGCCGCCGAAAAAACCATGTTGTCGGCCCGCACGATCCAGCGCGCCGTGCAGATTTACAACAAGTTGAGTGCCGAAATCCGGCTCAAAATCGCAGGCACGGAGCTGGCTCAGCGTGAAGGCGAGCTCTATGCCTTGTCCCGTCTCACGCCGAAAGACCAGAGCAAAGTCATCAGCCTGATGACCCGCGCCAAGGACCCCGCCTCATCGGTGCGCGCGGCGATTGCCATTGCGGCTGGTCACGCCCTCAGCATCGATCCGGATGAGGCCCAGCTCAAAAAGCTGCTCGATGCCTGGAACCGGGCGAGCGCGAAAGCGCGCGGGGCCTTTCTGAAATCAATCGAGAAGAAGGCACCCTGATGGCAAAGCGGCGCAGGCAGAACGATCAGCAAATGGACCTCCTGTCATGGGAGCGCGGCGATGTCATCGAACGCTTCGAAGAGCGCAGCGTGCAGGCAGCTTCCATGCGGGCGCGACTGGCGCGAGGTGTGTCAGTCACCCTCAATGATTGTGCTATGCCGCGCCGCGAGATTGCCCAGCGCATGTCGGAATGGCTCGGCGAGAAGGTGACCGAGAACATGCTCAACGCCTATGCGAGCGAGGCGCGCGGGGAGCATTCAATATCCTATTTGCGCGTTTTGGCGCTCGTTCAGGCGACTGAGGACCCGCGCCTGCTGCAAGTTGGTGCCGAGTTGATCGGCCACAGCGTCATCGCTGACCGGTACCTGCCATGGGTTGAGGTCGGGCAACTCGCCGACAAGAAGGAAGAGATCGACCGCGCCTTTGATGCCACTCGGCGCCAAGCCAGAAAGGCGATGAAATGAAGGAGTGGTTCACACCATCCGAAATAGCTGCGCTCGGCCTACCGTCGATGCCCACGACGCTGCGTGGGGTGAACGCGGTCGCCAAGCGCGAGGGATGGCTGGGGCGTCGCAATGCCGCCGGGGCGCTGCTCTCACGCCAGCGGCAAGGTCGTGGCGGCGGCTATGAATACCACTATGCACTGTTACCGACATTGGCGCAGACACGGCTTGTCGCGGCGGCTATCGCCGTGCAGCGCAAGGAAAACGGCGATGCTGCAGTTGAACCGAAAGGTCGTGGCGAGATGTGGGACTGGTACGACCGCCTGCCAACGCGCCGGAAGGAGACAGCCCAACGCAGACTTGCGATGCTCGGCGCGGTGAGTAACCTGCAACGCGGCGGGCTGCAAAAAGACATTGCAGTCCATGAAGTCGCACGCGCCAATGGTGTCGGTAAAAGCTCTCTCTATGCGTGGTTCGAGCTTGTTGCAGGTGTCGAGCGCGCCGACTGGCTGCCCCGGCTCGCGCCTAAATTCGTCGGTAGGACTGCAACAGTTGAATGCGACGAAGAGGCTTGGCAAGCGCTCAAGTCTGATTATCTGCGTCAGTCAAAACCCAGCTTTACGACCTGCTACGGACGCCTGCAGCTCGCTGCCAAGCAGCACGGCTGGCAGCTACCAAGCGAGCGCACCCTGTTTCGCCGCATGGAACGCGATATTCCGACGGCGGTCTCGGTCTTTCTGCGAGAGGGTCCGGAGGCGCTCAAGAAGCTCTATCCAGCCCAAGAGCGCGACCGAACGATGTTCCATGCGATGGAAGCGGTCAATGTCGACGGCCATAAATGGGACGTGTTTGTGAAGTGGCCCGACGGCTCGGTCTCACGGCCCATCATGGTAGGGATTCAGGACCTTTACTCCAACAAGCTGCTCGGCTGGCGGATCGATAAAACCGAGAATGTCGACCTGATCAGGCTCGCTTTTGCTGATGTCTTTTCTGACTACGGCATCCCTGAGCACTGCTGGATGGATAATGGCCGTGGCTTTGCCGCCAAGCTCATTACCGGAGGCACCGCGAACCGTTATCGCTTCAAGGTGAAGGAGGAAGAGCCGACAGGTGTTCTGATTTCACTCGGTGTCGAAGTTCACTGGACTTTGCCCTATAGCGGCCAGTCAAAGCCGATTGAACGCGCCTGGCGCGACCTCTGCGACAGCATTGCCAAGCATCCCGCGTTTGAGGGGGCCTATACCGGCAACAATCCAACAGCCAAGCCGGAGAATTATGGTTCGAAAGCTGTGCCGCTCGACACCTTCATCTCTGTTGTCGCTCAAGGCATCGCGCTCCATAACGCGCGCACGGGCCGTCGGACGCGGGCCTGCGGGGGCATCAAGAGTTTTGATCAGGTGTTCGCCGACAGCTACGAAAATGCCGTTATTCGCAAGACGACTGAAGAACAACTGCGGATGTGCTTCCTCGCCGTCGAAAACCTGAGGCCAGACAAAACCAATGGCTCGGTGCGTATTGCAGGCAATCGCTACTGGAGCGAGCTGCTGATTGAACATATGGGCAAGCCTCTCAGCGCAAGGTTCGACCCGGACGACCTGCAGGCAGGCATTCATCTCTATCGCCTTGACGGCGTCTATCTCGGTTTCGCTGAATGCGTTGAAGCTGTGGGTTTTGCCGACACATCAGCGGCCAGGGAACACGCCCGCAAGCGCAATGCCTTCAAAAAGGCAACCAAGATCGCCGCCGGCCTCGAACGTCAGCTCACGACAGAAGATTTGCTGCGGCTCCTGCCAGAGATTGATGACGCACCTGTGCCCGAAACCAAAGTCACACGGATGGTCACCATCGGCAATCTCGCCGCCAAGGCGTCGCCGCAGGAGCAGGCCGCCGCTGCCAATGCAGATGAATTTGAACGGAATTTCCAGGCTGGCCTGCAGCTTTTGCAGGGCGGTCGGGAGGATTAGGACGCGGGTCACCGCCAAGCAACACCGCGTCCCTTCACTACTTCACAAGAGGAAACTAAACGATGAATACGACAGTGCATATGACTTTCTCGCCAGAAGAGCTGGCTGACATCAGGACCGAGGCCCGCGCCGTGCTCGATGCCGAAGGCCTGACACAGGCTGAGGGCGCGCGCGAGGCGGGGATTGCCTATTCGACCTTCAGCGCGTTTCTGAATGGTACCTATAGCGGCAATAACGACAAGCCCGCTGGCGACGTTCAAATCTGGCTGAGTTCGCGCAAAGAAAAGCAGCGGACAGCACGCGCCGTGCCGAAGTCCCCCGAATTTCTGATGACACCCACGGCGGCGAGCATCATCACTTCGCTGCGCTTTGCGCAGACCATGCCGGATATCACGGTCGTCGCCGGGGGCGCGGGTATCGGCAAAACGAGCTGCGCGGAGCATTACACCGCAACCAATCCGAATGTCTGGAAAGTCACCATGGAGCCGAACACTTCCAGTGTGAACACCATGCTCTCGGAAATCTGCGAGACGCTCGGCATCCTTGAGCGCAGTCCTGCCAAGCTCTCAGCCGCGATCCGCCGCAAAGTGCAAAACACCGGTGGCCTGCTCATTATCGATGAGGCGCAACATCTATCATCGCAAGCGCTCGACCAGTTGCGGTCGATTTATGACCGTGCCGGGGTCGGAATCGCCCTGCTCGGGAACGAAACTGTTTATTCGCGGCTCGAAGGCGAAGGGCGCAAGTCCAGCTTCGCGCAGCTCTTCTCGCGTATCGGCATGCGCCTCACCCAATCGAAATCACGAACAGGTGACGCCTGCGCGCTGCTGAAGGCCTGGGGTGTCGAAAACAAGGACGAGCTGAGATATCTCAAGGCGATTGCGCAAAAGCCAGGTGCGCTGCGCGTGCTGACCAAATGTCTGCAGCTTGCCTCCATGCTCGCCGCCGGTGCCGACGAGCCCCGCGCCTTGAAGCACTACAAGGCGGCCTGGGAACGGCTGACGACATCAACCCATCAAGAAGCCGCGTGAGGGGGTCGTCATGCTCAGCCAGAATCTCAGGGCCATCGCCGCGCGCTTCGATGCGTATCGCCACACAGGCGCAGAACTCGCGCCGGAGGCTGTTGAAAGCCTTTGCGCCGTCCTTAACGCCGCCGCCACTGACGCCAGCGCGCTGGAGCATCAGCTTGTGCCTGCCCGCCATCATCCAAAGCCCTTCAGCCTGATCAAAGGAGATCGGACATGACCAGCATGACAGGCAATGTGACGTCTAAAATTGATATCCGACAGCTCGTACTTGAGCTACTGGATGGCGCATCGCGGCGCGAAACAATGGTCTCGTTGCAGGAAATCCGCGCGATGGCCATGGCGCTTTACGACTTCGATGCGGCGCTCATTGATGCGTCACTCCTGATCCAGGACATTGCCGCGCTGAGCGATGCGCCAGCCGGTCGCTCGATCCGCCGCGAGATCGGGGCAAGGCTTCTGCTGCTCGGACAGCGCCTGCGACATACAGGTCATCTGGAGGCGCGCCATGTCGAAAGCATCATTGGCTAAGCGGCTTCACGATTTTTTTGACGTCGAGGCGCGCGAACAAATGATCGAGCGGTTTGCGCGCGAAAGGCACATCGACATCTTGCGACGACGCCACCTGGTGCTGGCAGCACATATCAGCAATCTCGGTTCGAGATCAAGGTGAGCCCCATGCCCCCGAAACAGAAGGATATCGAAAGCATGATCGACCTCGTTCCCGACGGCTATATGAGAGACGGTCGTGGCGCACTCGTCCCGCTCGACCGGGTCAAGCCCATCGATAAAGCCCGCAATGATCTGGTGCTGGAAATGTTCGCTCAGGCGCGCGAGCTTCATACCACGATGAGCGCCTTCAAGGCCCGCGCCTTTGATGACATTGCTGCTTTCGTCGATTTGTCAGGCCAGCAATATGATGTCCGGCTTGGTGGCACGAAAGGCAATGTCACGCTGCTCTCCTATGACGGCCGCTACAAGATCACGCGGCAGGTCCAGCCCATCGCGCGGGTTGACGAGCAAATCCAGGCTGCCAAAGCATTGATCGACAAATGCATCATGCGCTGGTCCTCAGGTGCTGATGCCTCACTCGTCAGCCTCGTCAATCAGGCCTTTGAAGTCGACAAGGAGGGCAACTTTTCGATTGGGCGGCTGATGTTGCTGCGCAAAGCCGAGATCAAGGACCCTGAATGGGTGAGGGCGATGGAGGCGATTGCCAACAGTATCAGTGTTTATAGCACGGCCTCCTATGTGCGGTTTTATGAGCGCATCGGCGACACCGATCAGTGGCAGGCCTTGTCACTCGATCTCGCCAAGCTGTGAGGGCCACATGAACAAACCCTTGCACACACCTAAAGGCTGGGTCGCTGTTATTGGTGCCGATCATACCATCCTCTGTGGGTCTGATGGTGATCCGATCTGCGCGATGAAGCGCAACACGGGTGACAGATCGGAAGCTGAACAGGATGCCAATGCACATATGATTGCGGCTTGCGTTGATCTGTACGAAGCCCTGGTCGCGGCGCGCACCGATCTGGTCAGAGAATTGAACGGCTGGCTTTCTCTCCGAGAAATCGGCACGCATCCAACCATCGTGATGATCGACAGGGCCCTCGCAAAATCGAGAGGAGACCAGCCATGATGACAGATATCCAATCCCTTGAGGCCATGGCCGCCCATCTCGGCGTGATGAGCACCCAGATTGCCGTTTTGGCCAGCCAGGTGCGAGGGCACCTGGAGCATCGCCGCCGGACCGGGCCGCTGAAGGTGATTGTTGAAGCGGTTGCAAACAACACAGGTTTCAGCGTCGATCAGTTGCGCGGTAAGCAACGCCATCGTCCACTTACAGACGCGCGGCAGATGGCCATCTGGCTCTCGGCGGAACTTACCAGTTTTACCCGCACGCGCATCGGCCAGTTTTACGACCGGGACCACACCACCGTCTGTCATGCGATCAACTGTGTGCAGGGCTGGCAATCGCAGCGTGACCTGCGCGCGGCCCGAGTGAATGCGCTGCGTGTCATGCTGGAGCCGCAATTGGCGGCGCTATTGGACGGAGATGAGTGATGACGGCGGCTGTCAGAAAGACGAGCCCGTCACGTCGGGCGCTCACCGGCAAGGTGCATATCGCCAAAAAATCGTTGGGTCTGGATGATGATGTCTATCGCGGCATCCTCACGAGCCGCTATAGCGTGACGAGCAGCGCCGATCTGAGTGAGACGCAACTTGTTGATCTGGTTGAGCACTTCAAGTCGCTCGGTTTCAAGCCGACAAAAAAGGATAAGGCATGGCGATCCTCTGTGGGTATAGCAGAGGGCCCGGCGCAACGTAAAATCCGGGCGCTCTGGCTGTCGCTCTACCATCTGGGCCTGCTCTCAGACGCCTCTGAGAAGGCGTTGACAGCATTTGTCAAGCGCGTCAGCGGTGGCAAGGCGAAGGGTATCGACGCCTTGCAGTGGCTCGACGGCGAGGCGAGCTACAAGGTCATTGAAGCGCTCAAAAGCTGGGCTACCAGGGAGGCTGGCGTCGACTGGGCGCCCTATAAGAGTTTTTTGGGCGGCACCTGGCATAACGAGCGGGGCCGCGTCATTGAGGCGCAATGGCGTGTCCTGCAACGCCTGAGCCTTGGCTTCAAATTTGTCGACGTGCACACACTTGAAGATGCTGAAGCTGACAGGCTGATCCAGAGTCAGGGTGCCGCCATCCGCCGTGCCAAGGCGGCGGAGGCCAAATGACAGGCAATCGCCCGCCCTCCGCGCAAAGATTGCACCGACGGCATTGCCGGTTGCATATGCTGTCGCGCGCCGAGGCGCGCGGGCTCAACCTCACCGTGCCAATGCTGTTTCACCTTGAACGTCGCATCGAGCGGATGCGTTGCGTCTTTGAGCGCCCTGGTCAGGAACGTTACAGAGTGACGCTCGTCCTTTCGGGAGAATACTTCATTGTCGTTTACGACACGCGCCTGCGTTGCCTCGTGACGATGCTGAGTCTGACGCGCCAACATCCCGCAGCCCGCGCTGAAATCGTGAGGCACCGCGATGCGCGCTGACCGCGAGGAAGAAGAGGAAGTCGCGCCGTTTGAAACGATCCGGCAGTTGATCGGCGACGAATTGGCGACGCGGCTCTCGTTGGCATTCGGCGGTCGACGGCTCTACGTTCCGCGCCAGCCAGGTCCACATCATCCCATTGCCGTGGCCATCGGCCTCGCCGCCGCGCTCGTCATCGCCCGTGAATTCGGGTCTGCCCGGCTTGATATCCCCGTCACGGCCGGAAAGCGCGCGCGCATCAAAACCCTGCTTGCCTCAAAGGTGAGCATCTCCGAAATCGCGCGCGCGTTGCATTGTACCGAAAGGCATGTCTATTACGTGCAGGCCGAATTGCAGCGTGGCCAGCGCCCGCCAGACCTTTTCGACTGAGCGACCTGAACTCATTCAGTGGCTCAATCTGCCTCAACATCGCCTAAATATCCCTCAGCCCAAAAATGAGGGATTTTTTATGCCTGAACCGGATTTTGACCCGTTGTTCGACCGCGCTCTCAGCGTGGTCCTTGCCCATGAAGGCGGTTTTGCCGACAACCGTAACGATCCCGGCGGCGCAACCAACTTTGGCATCTCGCTGCGATGGCTCAAAGAAATCGGCATGTCCGACATTGATGCTGACGGGTCGCCTGATGGCGACATCAATCTTGATGGTCATATCGACATTGACGACATCAGGCTGCTGACGCGGGAGACTGCCGGGGCCTTCTATCGCCGCTTTTGGTGGGACAAGTTCGGCTATGGCGAGCTGCATCTTTCTGTCGGCACCAAGGTGTTTGACCTTGCCGTCAACATGGGAGCTCAACAGGCACACAAGGTCCTTCAGCGCGCCTGCCGTGCCTGCGGCCCTCGGCTCCTCGACGACGGCATTCTCGGTCCGAAAAGCCGCGAGGCAATCAGTGCAATTCCGCCCGCCGATCTCGTCATCGCCATGCGGTCGGAGGCGGCAGGCTTCTATCGCGCGCTTGTCATGGCGCGGCCGGGGCTCAGCTCTTTTCTCACCGGCTGGCTGAACAGGGCCTATGCATGAGCGATATCTGGGACAAGGCGAAGAGCATTCTGTCAGCCGTCGCGCCGACGCTCGGCACGGCGCTGGGCGGTCCGCTGGGTGGTGTCGCTGGCCGTGCCATCGCATCCGTTCTTCTCGGCAATGAAGAGGCGAGCGATGAGGCCGCCGCCACGGCGGTTCTCAACGCCACACCCGAGCAACTGCTGGCTCTGAAAAATGCCGATCACGATTTCCAGCAGAAAATGGCGGCGCTTGATGTCGACCTTGAACGCATTGCGAGTGCTGATCGAGACAGCGCCCGCCGTCGTGAAATCGAGACTAAGGACAAAATGCCGGGGCTCTTGGCGCTCGGTGTTTTTTTCGGCTTTTTCGGCATTCTCGTGGCGTTGATGTTTGTGGAAATGCCTGCCACAGCCAAGGACCCGTTGATGATCATGCTGGGCGCACTAGGGGCACTCGTGTCGCAGATCGCCAATTATTTCTATGGCTCTTCCTCTGGCTCCGCCACCAAAACAAAAATGCTGGATCGCATGATGCCGCCATCATCGGTGAAGCATGGCGGATGAAGTTGCCCGCGCGCAGGAGCTTGAAGAGCGCCAGCGCGCTGCTGCCGTCGCCATGCAGCGGGCCAAGCCTCACCAGCTCGCATTTGTCCCGGCGGCGTGCGTCGACTGCAGTGACAAGATCGAGCCTGAGCGTCATGCCGCAATGCCCACGGCGCGGCGGTGTGCGGAGTGTGAAAAACGTCGCGAGAAATCACGGCGTCTGAAAAATATGAGAGCCCGGTGAACCCGCTGCTGCTGAATATCCTTTCGGTCATGATCGCTGGCGCATCCCTCGTCATCAGTGCCCTGGCATTCTGGCGTTTGTTACAGCTCGACCGATCCGGCAAGTTTGCGGCGCTCACCGAGACGATTGAAAAGATCGATGACGCGCGGGCACTTGCTGAACGCAAGCTCGGGGAGCGGCTCAGTCATGTTGAGGGGGCGTTACAGCATATCCCCTCGGCGGGTCAGATGAATGCGCTGCGCGTCGAATTGACAAAATCCGAGGCGTCTATCGCCGGACTTGATGGTCGGCTGAAGAGTCTGGATGAAATTCTGCGCTCCCATGAAAACAGGCTGACACAGATATTCGACGATGCGCTCCGCAACCGCAGCGGCGCGAGGACAAAATCATGATTCTCCCGGATGACTTGCCTTATCTGCGCTGGGCGTTGCTCAAGCTGCTCGCTTCTGAAGGTGGCGGCTATTGGGTGGCCGACGGGACATTGATGCGGGCGCTCGACAAGGTGGGCTTTGGCCCCAGCCTCGACCAGACGCGCAGCGCCATGGGCTGGCTGGCAGATCAGGGGCTCGTCGAGATGAAAACGGCCTCCGGGACGCGCTCGGCTCAACTGCGTCAGAGCGGGCTGGACGTCGTTGAAGGCCGGTGCCTTGTCATTGGTGTCAAACGCCCACTTCATCTTGAGCTGGAGTGATGGGATGAACCGTCCCTCCAAAATTGACCGGCTGCCCAGCGATCTCAAAGACCTCATCGGGCGTCTGCGTGAGCAGGGCCGCTCGATTGACGAGATATTTGCCAAACTGCAGGAGCTGGACCCTGACATTGACATGTCACGCTCCGGGCTCGGGCGGCATGTCCAGAAGATCGACACTATCGGCAGCCGCCTGCGCGAAAGCCGGGCGGTCGCCGAAGCCGTCATCGACCGGCTCGGCAACAGCACTGACAACCGCACCGCCAGGCTGAATATCGAGTTGATGCATTCCAACCTCATGGCCCTGCTGGCGGCGGAAGATGATGCGGGCGCGCCCGTGCGGCTTGATGCCAAGGACGCGATGTTTCTGGCAGGCGCGCTCAAGGACCTGGCATCAGCGGCCAAGACCGATCAGGACCGTGAACTGAGAATCCGGCAGGAAGCAGCTAAAGAGGCCGCCAAGACGGTTGAGAAAGTCGGCAAAGAGGCAGGCCTCACAGGCTCAACAATTGACGCCATCAAGGCTCAAATTCTCGGCATCAAAAGATGAGCAGCAGCGCGGAAGGCCCGGTCACAGAAGCCGAATGGGCAATTCATCGACAGCAGATGACGCAAAGCCTGCCGCCTCAACTCACGGGCGGCTCTTTGCCAGATGTACTGATGCCAAGCCAGAAAGCGCTGCTGGCATCAACATCAATGCACGCATTAACGGTGGCCGATAAAAGCCGCCGCATCGGCTTTACGTGGGGCGTTGGCGCTGATGCTGTGCTCACATCGGGCGCGCAAAAAGCATCAGGCGGCATGGACACGCTCTATATCGGCTACAACCTCGATATGGCACGGGAATTCATCGACACTTGCGCCATGTGGGCCAAGGCCTTTGCACCCGCCTGCTCGCAAGTTTCCGAGTTCCTTTTTGTCGAAGAGGATGAAAAAGGCGCTGATCGATCCATCAAGGCGTTCCGCATTTCCTTTGCCAGCGGTTTCGAGATTGTCGCGCTGTCGTCGAGGCCGCGTTCGCTGCGAGGTCGGCAGGGCTATGTGATCCTTGACGAGTTTGCCTTCCACGATGATGCGGCGGGACTTCTGAAAGCTGCGATGGCGCTGCTGATCTGGGGCGGCAAAGTGCTGGTGATCTCGACGCATAATGGTGTCGACAACGCCTTTAACGAGTTGATCCAGGAAGTCCGTGAAGGTCGCAGACCCGGCAATGTCGTGCGGTGCACGTTTGACCAGGCGATTGAAGAGGGCCTGTATGAACGCATCTGCCTGATGACGGACAGAAAATGGTCACCGGAGGCAGAAGCCAAATGGCGCGCGGAGATCCGTGCGTTCTATGGAGACGACGCGGCGGAAGAGCTGGATTGCATCCCGGCGCAAGGCAACGGCGTCTATCTGACGCAAGCACAGATCAGGGCCTGCATGCAGGACGGCATTCCAGTCCTGCGTCTGACTTGCGCACAAGGCTTCGAGAAAGGCAGCGACCACGAGCGCGAAGCCTATGTTGATGCGTGGCTGGACGAGAATGTCGGGCCACTCCTCGCCACGTTGAACAAAGACCTCAAGACCTATTACGGTCAGGATTTTGCCCGCCTCGTTGATCTCTCGATCATCACCATCTTGCAGGAAATGCGTGACCTCACCTTGCGCACGCCCTTCGTGCTCGAAATGAGCAATGTGCCGTTTCGTGAGCAGGAGCAAATCCTGAAATATATCGTCGACAGATTGCCATGCTTCGTCGCAGGCAAGCTCGACGCGACGGGCAATGGCCTTTATCTCGGCGAGCGTGCCGTCCAGGCCTATGGCTCAGCCTTTGAGGCGGTCATGTTGTCGGATAGCTGGTACCTCGCCCACATGCCGAAAATGAAAGCGCATATCGTGGACCGGACAGTGATTTTGCCACGTGACTCCGAGATCAGCGACGACCTGCGCAAGATAAAGCTGATCAACGGCATTCCTAAAATATCGCGCGATGATCGCACCGTCGCCAAGGCCGGTGGGAAGCGGCATGGTGACGCCGCTGTTGCCTATTGCCTCGCCACTGCGGCCGCACATTCCGAACCTGTTGAATTTGCCTATCACCGTGTCTCTGTCCGCTCTCCGCTTGGCATCGCCGGTCCGTATGATCCGGATGATGATGACGACGAATATGTGCGGGATGACAGGGTTCGCGGTCGCCTCGAAAATGGAGCCTATTGATGCCCGAACTTGTTGACCATTTGGGCCGCCCCATCGACTTCGAACAGTTGCGCCAGGAGCAGGCCGCGGCGCAGATGACAGGTGTGCGCACACCCTATGGCGATCACCCCTCGGCGGGCCTGACGCCGCAGAGGCTTGCTTCGATCCTGCGCGATGCCGAAAGCAGTGATCCCCTGCGCTATCTGGAACTGGCTGAGGACATGGAGGAAAAAGACCTCCATTACCTCTCGGTATTGGGCACCCGCAAGCGGGCCGTGGCGCAACTCGATATTACTGTCGAGGCCGCGTCTGACGACCATGACGATGTCGAGAATGCCGACTTCATCAGGGAATGGCTGAAGCGCGACGAGCTGGAAGATGATCTCTTCGACATCATGGATGCCGTCGGCAAGGGCTTCTCGCATACCGAAATCATCTGGGACTTCAGTGCAAAGCAGTGGTGGCCCGCTCGGCTCGAATGGCGTGACCCGCGCTTCTTCGACTTTGATCCGACTGACCGCCGCACACCCTTGCTGCGCACCGAGGAAGGCCTGCAGCCGCTCGCGCCTTACAAATACATCACGCATTTTCACAAGGCCAAATCCGGGTTGCCCATCCGTGGCGGATTGGCGCGCTGCGCGGCCTGGGCATGGATGTTCAAAAATTACGACGTGAAGGATTGGGTGATTTTCGCCGAGGTCTATGGGATGCCGCTGCGCCTTGGCAAATACCAGCCCGGTGCGAGCGAGAGCGACATACGCACACTGCGTCGTGCGGTCGCGGGTCTCAGCAGCGACGCGGCGGCTGTTATTCCGAAATCAATGGATATCGAGTTTGTCGACGCCAAACGTGGCGGACAAAGCGGTGGGGGCGAAGTTTATCAGGCGCTTGCTGAGTATCTCGACCAGCAGGTTTCGAAGGGCGTATTGGGCCAGACGGCGACAACCGATGCGATAGCTGGCGGCCACGCGGTCGGGAAAGAGCATCAACTCGTGCGCGACGACATCAAGCGCGCCGATGCCAAGCTGCTTGCGGCGAGCCTGAATCGCTGCCTGGTCCGTCCGGTCATTGATCTTAACAAGGGCCAGCAGAAACTTTATCCGCGTATCGTCATCGGGCTGCGCGAGCAGGTCAATATCGCGGAAATGTCTGATGCGCTGGCCAAGCTCGTGCCGGTGGGCCTCAAGGTGCAAATGTCAGAGGTGCGCGACAAGCTCGGTTTTACCGATCCGGACAAGGATGCCGAACTGCTGGCGCCCGCAAGCACTGCTGCGCCTAAGGTCGCGCCACAGAGTCAGCGGGGCTTGTGCCCAGTCCATGGCGTCACGCATGCAACTGATGCGTCTACACCAGGCGATGCGGTTGACGATCTCCTTGCCGACATCATGGGCGATTGGGAGCCGCTGATTGCGGGTGCAGTTGATGGCGTCGAGCAACTGTTTGATGGGGTGCAATCAATCGAAGAGGCGCGCGAACGCCTGGCAGAGGCGCTGGAGAATATGCCTGTCGACAAACTGACCGAGACACTCGCCCGTGCGGGCTTCAGCGCCAGCATTGCCGGGCAGCTCGGTATCAAGCTCACAGACTGAAAGGAACAATCATGGCCGGAACAAAAATGCCGCGTGACCAGAACAATAACCCTGTCCCGGCGCTTCGTGCGCGGGTAGGAGGTGCGAAGAGGGCGACGACCGCAGGTGTGGCAGATGTGCGGATTGGGCCATTCGCAGCAGGTACTTTGGTCGTTGAACTGCTTTGCCGCACGGCGGCGCTGCGATATCAGACAGGCGATGCCACTGTCGTTGCTGATGCATCTTCACATTTCATCGATGCTGGCGAGCGGCTCGTGCGCTCGCTTGGCAACAATGATAATGGCGACGGACACACACACATCTCCATCATTCGAGAGGGCGGCACTGATGGAACGCTGGAGGTATCAGAATTAGAATGATGGGGCTGGGATTGCCACTGGCCGGAATGAGGGCGTCGAGTGGCCTGCGGCGTCCCAGCTGGCTGCTTGGAGGCGCTAACACCCGGCGCGACATCGACCTGCTCAACAACCGCTATTGGCAGGGGGCGAGCCTCCCCGCCGTGACGGACCTGCTCGCCACGGCGAGGTCATCGGATCATCTGCTTGCCGATGCCAGCGGCGTCTATCAGAGCTTCGGCAATAACGTGCTGGCGCGCAACGATGGCGTCGGGGCCTATATCGGCGGGCAGGTGACGAATATCTTATCCTCGCCGAATGACCTGAATGCAGCGGCATGGACGAAGTATGTGGCAGCAGTCGCCGCTGATGGTGATTTCTGGGCCGTAACGGATGCCAGTGCGGGCTCGACGTCTAATCTAAATCAGGTCGTCCCCATTCCCGCCGATACATTGTTGCGGACCATTTGGGTCGATCTGAAAAAGGACACTGAAAACACANCCATCAGGGGGGTGTNTTTCGGCGTGGAANNTCCAGCGACGGTTGGCNCTAATGTCTTGATAAACACCAGCACGGGCGCATGGCGGCAGGTTTNTGGGACTGGCGGATCAGTCCGTGACCTTGGCGACCGATGGCGCGTCATCGTTCAAGTCATGAATGCGAACAGCACATCCCCTANGCTCTACATCTGGCCCGCTTACAACNCNNACATCAACAGCAATGCGTATACTANCNCACCAGTCGGCACGGCATCCTTCAGTTGGCCTCATGGTGTNCTCGGNGGNTATCCCGGCGACAATTNCCGCGTCAACGGAACGCGCCTNGCGAGCGACGTGACGGCGTCAGACATGGCGTGGTTTGCGCCGCTTGATGGCGTGGGGGCAACCGAGATTGTGGTTCCAACCTGGAGCCATGTCGGCGATGGCGTTGAGCGTCCGCTGTTCGAGTATGCCACAGACGCTAACAACTATATTCGCGGCTATGTGAATGCGAGCGACCAACCGGCGCTGAAAATCGTGACCGGCGGCACAACGCAGACCGACA